GGGGTCGGTGGCGTGGGTCCTCCGGGAGCGGTGGACTGGAACAGGGTTGCTCTCTTCCGATCCTTCACACTTTCCACAATACTGACTGCATCTGCATCGGGCACAAAGTAGAGGTAGTTCCCCTGCTCACCATAGATGATTCCATCGTGCCCCCCATCAATCATCGCTCGGTAGGCTTTAGGCTTGTCTGCGTAAAACTTTGCTTTATCCGCCACATTCCAATACAGCGGATTCTTGAGATTGAGGTTTGCAACCACAAGACGAGATCCTGTGTCAGTTGCTTTAGATGAACTCAAGTTTTCTGGGCTAAACAACTCATCAACTGATTTCAGGGCTTCTTTGTCTCCATTAAAAGCCTGACGAAGTTTGGTGTTGAACTCGCTGATGGCTGCTTCAGCGATTTCTCTGTTAGTTGATCCCGCTTCAAGACTAACGAAATCACTCATCCCTTCGGGAGTAATGTCATATTCGTTGATGTCTTCACCAAAGAACTTAGAGAACTTAGACTTCTGCTCTGAAGTGAGCCGCTGACCCAACTTGTCTAACGCTTCAAGAAGCATTCGTGAGGCATTTCCTGTAGTCATGCCTTCTTGAGGGAGTTGTGCGTAGTCTTCAATCGCTGCCGTCTTATTGTCGGTAAACCAGAATCCGCGCTCTGCTGCTTGGGCTTCTTCGGACAGTTTCTTTGGCCGAGCGGTTCCAATCTTCTTAGGATCAAACTTTGCAAAGTCACCTGCGGTTGTGCCGTGGTAGACATTCTTCAGCGATCCGTCTTGATTGATTACCTTTGAAGTAGTGCGCCATTCATTGAGTTGCGTGTCAGGAACAGACTGGAACAGCGTCACCGTGCGCGGCGGATTCTTCGGAAGCTTCTGCCCACGGGCCTCAAGCGGCTGATCCAGTCGGTTCAAGCCTCTATAGGCCAGCGATTCCATCTTCTTCTCACCGACAGTCCGAGCCTGCTGCGCCCGGTCGAAGTCGCGGAACATCCACTTCTGCTGGCTCTGGATCTGAGTGTCTAGTCGGGCTTCCCAGTCTCCAAAGATGCGCGACTCATCCGCCAGCATCTTCGGAGCGAACTTGCCCAGACCGAACTTCTTCATCATCTCGGCCCGCGCCGCCTTAGACGCGCGGAAGTCAGCATCAAGCAGGTCGCGGGCAATGCGCTCATGCACCGCACCGCCCCACAGGCTCTTGATGTTGAGCATCATGTTGTGGAACAGGTAGCGGGCAAAGCCGATGAATGTGCGGGTGTTCTCCTGAATGTCGAGCTGCCGCCAAGACGCGGACTGGAAGCCGACGGCCATCCACTCATCCATGTTCGTGAGGGAATACAGCTCTCTGAACCGGAGCGGATTCTTCGCCGCCCACTTCTTCAGCTCGGCAAACTCGGGAGTATTGGGCTTCGCACGGGGGTCCACACCCTCCAACCGGACGAACTTCTGGTACGAGCGGTCGTAGTCGGTCTTCAGCGACTTGAGGATGTTGTCATCCAAGAACGCCGACACGGCGTGTCCCCACTCATGCGCCCAAGTTTCCTTGACATTGGTGCCACGAACAAAGTCTGAGGCGATAGAGACAACATTGCGCCCGCTTTCGTACTTTCCAAGAACAGCTCCCAGAGGGTTCTTTCCGAGGGACTTGTTCAGACGGAACCGTGTGCCCATGACATCGAGCATTTCCTTGGGCAGGTTCTCGATCAGCTTCTGCATCCGGTCTGCGTCTTCGCCCTTGAGTTCGCCTTGATTGACCTCGCGGCGAAGGCGGTCGATGATGTTTCGGGTACCACGCTGAACCGGATATCCCTCGTCCGTGGGTCGCGGCTTCATCGTCTGGGTCGGCGGTTTCGCGCTCTGGTACAGCTTCTCTTCGCGGTACATCGCGTCCACCGCCTGCGCGGCTTCCGCTGGCTCCAGCGGCGAATCAAATGAGCTGATCGCGGTGCGGTACAGGTTGCCGTTCGCCGGGAGCGCAAGACGCTTCTGTGCCTTGCTGAAGGTGCGGATGGCCTCGGTCGGCGTGACCGGAGCTCGGCTCATCAGCTTGTTCATCACCTTCCGAACTTCAGGGTTGATCTTCAGGCCAGCGGTGCCGCCGTTCTGCGCCCACTCCTCGGGGTTGATGTTGCGGAGGAGTTCATCGGCCTGTACGCGGCCGTACACCGAGCGCATGAACTCGGCGGTTCGGTCCATGACTGCGGCCACGGAGCGGTTCGGAGCCTGTCCGTCCCACATATACCGCTCAAAGAGCTGTGCCCAGCTTTCCTCTGCCGCGACATTCCATTCGCCGTCCTGTACACCGACATACTCCTCGATGAGCTTGATGTCATCGTCGGTCATGCCCATGCGGAACTCGGGCGAAATGCGCCGATCCAGCACACGGCGGCGGATCACATGGGAAATCTCATGCACGGGGCTGGTGCGGTCCGCAGTCTCAAAGAACCGGATCACCGTCTTGCCGTCTTCGTAGAAATCGACGGCAGCACGACGGGGCTTGCCCGCCTCATCGAACTCCTGCATCGTCTCTCGGGCAAAGCTGAGACGGTCACGCGACATTCCGGTCGAGTCGATCACCATGTTGATGAGCTCAGCCTCGTCAGCCGTCGCTCCGGTCGCAGACATGATCTGCTCACGGTGTCCCCGGCGCATCGTCATGTGCTCGGCAAACATCGCGGCATTGGCATCGGTTCCGATCCGAGCGGCCCGCTGTCCTGCGCGGACAACACGGGCTGCACCAAGAACAGACTCGACGGCACCGGACGCAAAGATTCCCTCGATGGTGTTCTTGAGGCGGCCCTCAAGGAACGAATCGTCCTCATCCGACGACAAGTACTGCGTCAGGGCGTTGTTGAACAGCGGATTGTCCGACTGCGTGGCAAGGTCGGACAGGCGCGGAGCCCACGACGAGAAGCCGATGAAGTCGCCAATCGCGCCAGCGGCGGTTCCCTCAAGTGCCATTTTGCCGACTTCAATCGAGCGGCCAGCTCCGGCCAACAGGGCAGCGCGGCCACGCTGGCCTGCGGCAGCGGCAATGACCGCTTCCTCGCCAAGCGCGGCGGTGGCAGCGGTTCCTGCGCCTCGCAGGCCGAGTGCGCCTGTGGCTCCGCGGACAAGCTTCAGTCCAGCACCGTAGGGAACTGCGACCTGTGAGATGCCCTCGACAAGACCGCCAGCCACAGTCTGGGATTCACCGAACATCTTGTAGCCCGTCGGCTCGGGGATCGTTCCCAGAGAGACATAGTTCAGTCCCTCCTGAATCGAGCCTGCAAGGCCCCACAGACCACGCGGCACACCCATAAGAGTGTCGCCAGCATAGCCCCAGAAGCCCATCTCATTGTCCTCGGCTCCCATAGCGGCCATGCCGCGGGATGTGTACTTGGGCTTGCGGTCAGCAAAGCTGCTCCAGTAGTCGTCAATGCTGAGTCGGCTCATTCGGTGATTCCAATCTCATCGAGGTTTGTTCGGAGAAGATCCACGACATCTCGGGCTTCGTAGTGCTTCGGAAGCGCATCCATGTATTCAGCCAGCGGACCGCCTTGGCCAGCTTCGAACTTTGCCAGCGCATCCCGCAACGATGCCTGCGTGTCCAGACCCTTGATTCTGGTGTGACGGGAGATCCAATAGGCTTCGGGAATGGTCACGCCTTCTGCGGTGCGGCCGCTCTTGACCTCAGCCGCAGTAAGACCAGACCACTTGACCTTGGCGTTCCAGTAGGTAGCGGTCGCATCCTGATCGACAACACCGCCACGCATAATGTTGGAGCCCTGAATCGTGATGTTGTTGGTCCGTGGATTCCCGACCTGAGACACAAAGGCATCCGCGGCCTTGATGGCATTGACACGCGCATCGGCAAGATCACCGACATCCTGCGTGTTGAGCTCTTCGATCCAGCTGCGGAACTTGTTACCGAATGCTCCTGCCTGCGTGATGCCAGCGAACTCCTCGGGAACTGGACTAGGTTGACCACGCTCAGCGTCAACACGATTCACTTGGGCGACTGATCTCCAGAACGGCCAGTCTGAGGAATCGGTTGGCTTACCGTTGAACGGTTTCCCGGCAGACATATGCAACAGATACTTGCTCTGCCTCCTGTATTCCTCGGTAAGCGCGTTGTCCACCGCGTCGTACAGCTCCTGACCTGAAAGACCCTGTGCGGCAAGTTCATCGAGCTTCTTCTGAGCGATCTTCCTGAAGTAGTTCATCGCATTGAACTTGTCGGATTCCAATGCTTCCGCGTATGCCGTGTTTCCGGTTGATGCCGCTTCCCGCGACATCGACTCCATTTGATTTGCAATGGAAGACCCGATCTGGTTCAGCATCGGGCTAGCAGCCGAATACTCCTTGAACCGAGCGCGGGGCTCGTACTTGTCGCGGAACGATGCGAAGTCCTTCTCGGATCGCTGCATGATCTCGTCGGCAATCACACGGGCCTTGTTGCCAAGGAACTGGTTGATCGAGTCGGCGTTGACCGGAACCTTCTTCGCGTTCAACTCCTCGATGACCTCGGTGCGGGCCGCAATCACGCGCTCGTCAAACTCGGCCTGAAGGTCGCTGGTGATCCGAAGGAACTCCGGCACCGCCGTGTTAGGGATGGTCTGCGGGTTCATCCACGCACCGAGACGGGTGCGCTGCTCACGGACCAGAGGAGAGGCATTGTCCCCGTAGTGGTTTCGTGCGTTGTCGATCTGCCCAAGCAACGCGATTGTGGTGTCCCGCTTTAGCTGCCCGGTCGTGTAGGCAGCTTGCACCTTCTCTTCAAGAGCATCGAGATTTACACCGGGCTTCGTTGACTCTCGGCGGATGTCCATCATCAGCCGCAGGTCCTCAGTCTCCGCTTCCTTGCCGCGGTTCAACCGCTGGAGCTGACTGTCTCGGATCTGTAGGATCGAGTCGTACATCTCACCGAAGTACTCGGGACCAAGGCCAGCCTTGCCTACCGCTTCCTGAGCAAGGGCCTTTATCTCGCCCTCGGTCATCGCCTGCATCTTGTTGCCGTCGATGTTGAACAGGGCAGAGGTAGCCGCCTGAGACAGTCTGTAGGCATCGTCCTGACGGGCAGCTCGGCTTCCTTCCAGTTCCTTCGCATCGGCCTTGTCCTCAATCTTCGCAAACTGTTCCGCGTACACCTTGCCGAACTTGACCTGCCCATTGTGGCTGTACTGGGCCATGCCCCGCACCAGCTCACGGGCATCGTCGTAGCGGCCGTTGGCGATCAAGGTTTCAGCAAGGCTCTCGGTGGCACCCATCACCGCGATGTTTCCGCTTTCGCCCGTGATGGTGTAGTACTTGTCCTGAATCGACTTGATGGCATCGGACAGCCCTTCCGGAGTGAAGACGGCTTCTGCGGCCAGCCGTTCGCTCAGGGCATCCTTGACCTCCGTCTCAAAGTTCTGGTTGTTCACCAGAACCGTTCGCTTGCGCTTGGTTTCCTCGACCATGCCCGCGAACTTCTCCACCATGTCGGAGCCGTACTGCGTGGCGGCCTCGCGGCCGTAGAAGGTCGAGATTCCCTGCGTGAGCTTCTGAAGTTCAGACGCGCCGAAGCTACGCGCGTCCTCTGTGCTGCTCGGGTCCGACAGCCGCTCTGCGTTGTCGGCAAGCACCTTGCCAAGGTTCTGGGTGATGGCGGCCTTTCCGGCCGCCTGCCGGATCGCCAGCTGACGGAACGGGGATGCGCCCTTGAGCTGCGGGTTCTTCTTCTCAAGCTCGGCCCACGACATTGCCGAAGCATCGCGCTGCTGCTCCGGAGTCATCTCGGCAACCATCTGGGTGCCGACCTGTTCTTCCATTTGAGTTCCGATTTTGCCCCAAGTGCGGGACAGGCTGTCCAAGGAGCCGGACAGGCCGCTCATGGCCTGAGCCACATCGAACAGCTCGGACTGCCAGCGTGGGAGCTCAGACGGCTGGAACTGCTGCGGACCGGGAGCGCGGAGCCCGACGAAGGTATCGACTACCTGAGTCTGCGGCTGTTCCCGACGGAGCGGGATTCCAGCATCGACCTGAACTCGACTCATTAGCCAGTCCTTTCGCTAAATGGGAGGTAAGAACTACCTCCACTAGTTCCTCCGCTCAATCCGCCCTGTAGGGCCAAGGAAGAAGCGAAGTACGGATTGGCGAACAGGCCCGTGACGGCCTGACCCATCTGAAGACCAGCCGCAAGGAATGTTGGCCGCGGCGGAATCACCGGAGCTCCAATCACAGGAAGTGGCTGAGGCGCAGCTCCCAACAGACGAGAGTACTGCTGCTGTCGGATCCCCTCACGCTCGATGCCGAACATCCGCGCTTGGCTCTCCTGTTCACGAAGGACCGAGGTCTGGTACGACAGCTCCTGACGAGAGAAGTCCTTGAGCAAGGCATCGACAGAAGTACCAGCTACTCCGGCCTCACTAGCGGATACGCGGGCCAGTCCCGCCGCCTTCGCGGACTGCTGACTGACCGCGAGGATTTCGGACGCGGCCTGCTGCTCAAACTCTTGCTGCCTCTTCGCTGAGAGTAGGTACGCCATCTTCGCCGCATTCTCAGCCTCCTGCGAAGTGATTTCGAACTGCCTCTGTTGCGACTGCTCTGCCGCAGTACGGTTCATCTGCTGAACTTGGTACTGGTAGTTGGCCGACTTCTCTTGATACGACGCTTGCTGCTGCTGGCCGTAGAAACCGACAGCGGAACCCGCAACACTCAAGATGGTGGAGGTAATCGCTGCATTGGTCATCACCGCCATTGCAATAGCTGCATTAGCTGCGGCGACGGTCGCTGCTGACGACCCTGCGGCAGCTGCTGCGGGTACTGCTACGAAAGGCAAGCACATGGTTTGATCCTCATACTAAAGTCTTTGAACACTTCTCCAGACGGGTAGACGACATCGCTTCCGAACTGAAATCCAAGCCACTTCAGCCACCGGATGTGAACTGTGTTCTTGGAATGCACTCGGTTGTACAAGATGTCGTAATCGACCTTTACTACATCAAGCCACTTCTGGCTTTCACGGAGAAATCTCCAGCGGGCCGTCCCAACCTGATCTGTTCCCAACATCCACGGAGCACCCATTCCTCGACTACACCAGTTTCCGTCATCATCGAACATTCGATAACGAACGCGCGTGACCCCGAAGATGCAGCATGGAACTCCCTTCCACACTCCGGTGAAAGGTTTCTCTGTCCGCTCGTAACTGTCCATCAGGCAAAGCAGCGGGTCGGTCCATCCGCCTGCCTTGATCTCCATAAGGTCGGCTTCCCTCATGTTCCGCGCGATCTCCACGCAGTCTGTCGGGATTGCCGGACGGATGCCCGTCACACCCTCTTGCTGCGCGTCGAGTACAGGCATTCGAACTCCGCTGATAGGAAGTTGCTAGGCAGGAAGGTGTCGTTCAACAGGCGAACTCGCACCTCGTCCGACTTCTGGTAGACGGCGAACTTGAACTTGCCGTCTGAGATGTTCATCTGGCCCAGAATAGCGTTGTTCAGGCCGAGGTCGTTTCCCGTCCATTCCGCGATGGAAGAGTCTCCGTAGTCGGGCACGACCCGAGTCTCAAAGTAACCGCTGTTCGCGTACTGGATCGTGCAGTACCGAAGCTGTAGCCGACCTGTGGACAAGAGCTCCTGACCGCCGCTCTGCCGCGGTGCCTTCAGGGTGATCTCGCTGAACTCGTACAGCATCTGGTAGCTGAAGCCAGCGTAGAACGCGACGGTTCCGGGTGTCGTCTCCAGCTTCCCGGGAATGACAAGGGTGTTGCTGCTCGGGACACCGCTGTAGAAGACCTCACCGTAGTTGGTGTGTGCGGTCCCGGTGTAGGCGCGGCGACTGACGATTTGGAATGTCCCGCCGTACTGTCGTGCCTGCGGGAACACCACCGTCGTCTGGTCGGTTCCGGAGTTGTAGGTGACGGTGCATTGCTTCTCGTCTACCCGCTCGTCCAGAAGCGTCTTGTACGCAGCGTATTCGGTACCTGCCTCGGCAAGGTCACGCTGGTTGGGGGAGAAGTCCATGCGTGACAGGTACAACAGGTTGTCCGTGGCATTGAGATGCACGATGTACAGCCAGTTGTCGAAGAACGCCATTCCGATGGGAAGCATGGCTCCAAAGGTGAACTTGGACCACGACGACTGGATGCGCTGTGAACCCGTACCGAAGAACTTGTAGATGTACATCTCGCTCGGTGTCTGCGTGATCGAGTATGGCGGAAGCACCGCCAACACGCTTTCCATTGAGTTGAACGCCATCGTCCGGCAGATGGACGGGATGTACTTGGGAACCGCGGCCGTGACTTCGGGAGCGTCGAACAGGTTGGGATCCTGTTCCGATTGCTGGAACTCACGGATGCCCGTGTTGCCGGACCGGAGGATCGGGAAGAACACGGTCTTGCCCGTGGACACCGGGGACATATCCGATGTCATCTCGTACCGGGTGGCCGCGGTCATCGACACGGTGGTCGGCGTGAACACCTGTCCGCCTTGCACGATGAACTGAGCCTTGTCGGAGAAGATGACAAGGCGGTCGCTGATCGGTACGGCAGACCTCAGGACCGACACCTGCGGGAATCCGCTTTGGACATCAATCGGATCCGAGTCGATGATCTGCGTCGTGGTAGTCCTCCAGAACTGGAAGTACTCCGCAGTCTCAGACATGATGACTGACTCGTTGGCCAGAAATCCAAGTCGATCCTTGAACAGGAAGATGTCGTTGATCTTCTGGCCGACGAACGATGGCAGGGGATTGGTTACATCATCGCCCACCTGACGCTCGGCCCATCCTGCATTTGTGCCGACATACGAGCTGTACTGAACCCCGTCGGTCTTCTTGAAGACGAAGGTCCCGTCCGACAGACGGATCAGGACATGAGGCATTGTCGTGTAGCTGTACTTGTACTTGACGGATGGAGCGATGGTTTCACTCCAAGTGCCTTCGCCAAAGCCACCGTTCTTGGCGGTGAACTTCACATAGTAGTCGTCCTCGACGGCACCCGGAACACCCTCCACCTTCACATACATATTGTGCTTTGCCAGAGTGGGAAGATCGGTGAACGACTGGACGCTTCCCTTGATAAGACGAAGACCGATTCCTCCAAGACCATCGGACACGGACGCATTGAAGTCCGCGCTGCTGGTGCTCTGTGCGTGAAGCACATAGCCTTCGCGTGTGACGGTCACTCCGGTCGGAGGAGATGCCGTAATCAATGTCAGCAATTCCTTCGCAATATCCACACAGTCAGCATCTTTGGTGTTTCCACCTGTGAGGTGTGTATAAGTGGATGTCCCAATCTTGATTATGTACTCGCTGTGGTATGCACCGTTCTGCACGACAAACAAAGCTTCAGGATTCCGTGCTGCCGTCGTCGTGTTGTCGATGGCTGTAGTGATCGACTTGTTCAGAACAAAGGTGTAATCACCAATCGTGACGCAGCGGATATCCCGTGCCTTCTCGCTAGTGTTCAGATAGGTGGTCCCGTCCGGAGTGTTGACGGTCTTCTGCGTACCGTTGAGGTCGTACACACGGATGTTCGATGTGCTCGTACCGCCGATGACCACGATGTAACGCTCGGTCGCATCGCGGTTGATTCCATGCACGAAGTTGCTGGAAGCGGTGATGTTGGAGTTGAGCAGCTTCCCGATGAACTCGGTGCACGGACGCTTGCCCAGACCCTCGACAACGGACGAGTATGCGTTGACCTGATCCTCGGCCTGCGACGAGAACCGTTGCGTGGCGGGCTGCTGGCTTACCCCGTTCAGCAGGCTTGGGATGTTCGTCGCAATGAGCATCAGATACCTCGGTAGACGATTCGGCCGACGGCCCAGTTGTCGAAGATGCTGTAGTCCGCCGTGTCGCCCTCAAACTCGACAAGGGCCGCACGGGCCTGCATCTCGTCCAGAGCCGTGAACTGGTGGTGCTCGACGCTGCCGACCATCCGGTCGTTGAAGATGCGGGCAGCACGGATCAGGATGTACCGCCGCGCCTGCTCGGGAAGATCGTCCCACTCAAGCAGCGTCACGGTGGTCGCTTGCAGAGGGTTGGTGAACTGGTAGGTGCGGTTGGTCTTGTCGTACAGCCTGCGGCCCCGCTGCACGATGTCGAGGTTGGTCGCAAACTCCTCCTCAAGGTCGCACCGGACGATGCTCTCGGCCAGCGTGATCTCAAGGGTGGTCGGATCCGGAGTCAACGGCACTTTCTCGTCGGTGTTGAAATGCCAGCCCACGGCCTGAACTTCTCGGCTGATCTCATCGAGAGTCGAGATGGCGATGCGTACATCGCCCGACTGCGCTCCTGTGAGGCTGTTGATCGGAGAACTTCCGACTGCCGACAGGATCGTGTTGACGGCCTCGATCTTGGTGGTTGATGCTGGCATGGGATCTCCTTGAAAGAGAGGGACTAGGGTTTCCCCTAGTCCCCCTTGGGTTCTCTGTCACTCAGCAGGATCAGGACTGCTTGAGCTCGACGGCCGCCTCCGGACGGAGGATGCCGTGGCCGATGGCGTAGCCAGCGACCATCAGGTTGCCGCGACGCTCGACCGAGTACTCAGTCTCCATCTTGAGGTCCATCAGCTTGACGGTGCCGATGGCCGACTTGTGGAAGACGAGAGCAACGGTGCTAGAGAAGTTACCCGAGTAGGTGTTCTGCTGGCCCGTGACGGACGAGACATTCACGCCGAACACCGAAGCAGCGTTGTTCGACTTGATGATCTTGACACCAGCCGCCTCAAGGATGATGCCGCCAGCGAAGTCGCCGTTGGCCGCGGAGAAGTCCTTGTTGACGAGCGACTTGTCCTGAACGAGCTTGTAGTAAGCCCACGGCTCAACGATGCAGTAGCGGTCTTCCGACGGGACATCCTTTTCATCGAGCTTCTGAGCAGCATCGTGGATGCCCGCGATGAGATCAGCAGCGGTGACGGCGGTGCGGGAGGCTGCGGTCGAGATGTCGAGGCTGCTGCCGCCGTTTCCACCCGTGATCGTGGTGGATGCACGGGCAGCAAGAACGCCAAGACCGATCAGGTTCTTGTCCATCTGCTTGGCCAGCGCACGACCGAGTTCCGTCGAGTAGATCGAGCGGACATCGTAGTGGTTGCGGGCTTCATCAAGCTTGGAGATGAAGGTCGCTGCGATGAGTTCGTCATCAATGTTGATGACCTTCTCAGCGTGCTTGATCTGGTTGAGGTAGGTGGTGTTGAAGCCCGTGATCTCAGCCCCGTTCGCGTAGGTTGAGGCGTTGTCAGAGACAAAGCCATTGACCTGATTGCCGAGGTAGATCGACTGACCCGGGGTGTGGTACCCAGCGGCCGCCGTGCCCGTCACCGGGAACTGTGCCGACTTGCCCTCGCTGATGGTGCGGACGGTGTGAAGCGGAAGCATGACGGTGCTGGTTTCGAAGGTCGTGAGGACCTCGCCAGCGAAGACCTTGAGGAAGAGTGCGGTGTCGGTCGCGTAGGTTCCGGTCCATCCGGACGAACCGTTGGATGCGCCGAGCGCGGAAAGCTTGAATGCCATCTGTGTGGCTCCTTGTTCTGATTTGCTTGTTGGTTGAAACGATGCGGTGGCGTTGGTCTACAGGTTGTCCGCCGCAGCGGGCCCATGCTCTTGCCTACCGAAAGCGAAAGGACGGCGTTTCCGCCGTCCGTTCGTAGTTACTCATTGATGTATGACGGAGGTACCAGATACCACCCTTCGGGGATGGTCACTCGGTTCTCCGACCTGACCCACTCACCGTCGATCCGGTGGTAGACCTTCATCCGCGCTCCTCCCGGTTCCCCGATCCGCATCGGGGAGTCCTCCGGAACGAACACGGTCCTGCTCACGCATCCAGTCATTGATACGACCAGCAGCGCGGCGCAGAGAATCCCGGTCCACATCAGCATCTTTAGCCACATGGCCGCGGGACAGACGCTTGTCAAGCCACCCGAACAACGCGAGGGCGATTTGCGCGACGATTCGCTCAAGCATTTCCTCCCCCGGTCGGGGGTTTCGCATCCTTCGCCATAATCAGGCCGATGCCAGCCATGATCGCAGCGATGGCCGTGGTGAAGTCCGGGTTGGTTGCGGTGTCACCGTCGAACCAAGCCACAAGAAGTCCGCCGACAGCCACAAGGATGGATCCGATGCCCGCGATGGTGGTGTTCTTGTTGTTCATTGTCCGACTCCGAAGAGGTTCGATGACTTGATCCGAGCCGCCACATCGGCGCGGTACGCGGGATCAATCGCATACCGAGGATCACGCATCGCCGCCGTCATCTCGGCGTGGCTGCGGAATCCAGAGCTCTTGCTGTTGGGAGCGGCCGAGATAAGCCGGGGTTCGCTGTTGGCCTTGAACCGGGCCTCAAGGCCACGGACGGCGAACGCCATCATCTGCGGATCGTTCGTCTCCATTGCCCGGTTGTAGGCCGTGATCTCCTCAGCGGAGAAGTTCTTGCTGGCCCACACCTGCATGGCCGCGTACTCTTGCGGGCCGCCAACGGCTGCCACCACCTGCGCCTCAAGGGCAGCGACCTGCGTCGAGGCCGCGCTCTTGAAGTTGGCGATGTAGTTATCCACAAGGACCTTCGGGATGCCGCGATCCAGAAGTTCCTTGTAGCTCTGCTCCGAGAGGTTGCCCGTCTTGGTGTACTCCTCGGTGTACTTGGCGAACTCGCCAAGCTGCGCGTCGGGTGCCTGAGGGGTATCGGCAGCCTTGGGAGCCGGAGACTCGGGTGCAGTCTCTGGTGCCGCAGGCTTGCCGATCTTCCGCTCAAGCTCCTGATACGCCTTAGCCAGTTCCGCCGGACTCTTGAACTTCTCCGGCAGCCACTCGGGTCGAGCTGCCATCGGGTCCACGGCTTCGGGAGCGAGGAACTGAATCCCCTTCTCCGTCTCAATCGCAATCCGCTCGGGAGCCGCCTTCGCGGTTTCCGACACGGGTGCATCTGGTCCTGTCTCTGAAGTTGTGACGACGACTTGTTCCATGATTCCTCGTTACTGTTGGATGGGCTGTGCGCCTGAGGCGGCCTGCATCATCTGCGAGGCAATCTGCGGGTTGTTCGCAACGCCCTTGGCAAGGGAGCCCATCAGCTCCGGACCGTACTGGTCCTGCATCTGCATCTGCCGCTGCTGTTGCATCTTAGCGGCCAGTTCTTCTTCCGTCACGATCAGGCCCTTGGTGTCGATACCGAGGCTGGCGGCCCGACGAGCCAGATACTCGGGGATCTTGACATACTCCTGAAGCATCTGCGGGCCCAGTACCTGAGCCGCGCCTGCAAGGAACACATCGAGCTTGTTGAGATCGTTGCCGCGACCAAGTGCATCCACGCCGGT